TCTCTTTTTAGTTCCTTGCCAGCTTTAGCTATTTGATAAGCCATTTCTGATGTCATACCTGCTTTAGCGATAACTTCTTGAGTACCCGTAACTACAACAGGTTTCGTAGAAATCTGAGTGTAGTTAAGTAGTTTAGAAGTTGCAACTAATGCTCTTGAAGGAGCATTATCGCCCTCCATTACTACATTAGTAGCTGCTGCTACAAGTGAGTCTGTTTGCCATTCATGTAATGTTGAAGCTGCTGAACCAGTTCCAATAGACGACATAAAAGGCGTGTCGGTTGGTGAGATGTTATAAATAACATTCGCCAAATCTTCTCTTCTGTCAGCAGAATCGAAGGTTTCGTATGCGTCTGCATATATTGCCATTTTGATTACCTATATTAAAAAAGTTTAAGTATAAGACTATCTTCTCATTATACTTTCAATCACGCTTTTAGCGTCATTGATGTGTCCTGATTTTTTTAGTCTTGCTCTTTGTGCTTTAATCTTATCAGACCTGTTGTCTTCTTTAGTTTGAGGTGTCCCAGGCTTTTGCATTTTAGGTACTACTTTCTGCTTCTTCTTAGAGATTTTACTTTTAAGAAGTTCATTATATTTTCTAGCATCATTTAATACTTTAATACTTCTAGCATCCATTAACATATCAATTTCCTGTTCACTAAAACCTTCAGTCATAGCGTAATTTTTTACGGCTGACTTGAGTTTAGTTCCTTTAACTGGGTCTACCCATTCAGGTAACTTGTCTGATAATATTTGCAACTGGGTCTCTCTTGACTTCATAAGGTTGGCTTCATAATCTTTTTGATTAAGTTCTGCAACTTTAACTTTTTCATCTGCTAGTTTTCTCTTACTGTCTTGCAAATCTCTTAAAGCATCTTTTTGTTGCATATAAGCCATAGGGTCTTCGTCCTTGAGTTTATTAAAATCAACATTTTTAAACTGAGAAATCTCATAATCTGTTGAATCTCCTAATTGCTCTAGGGCTTGAGAATAACGCTGTCTTTCTTGTTGAGTCGCAGCTAATTCTTCATCAGCTTTTCTGCGTTGTTCTGCCAATACTTGACTTTTTCTTGTGTAATCAGCTTGTCTACTGTAACCATCTTGCAGTTCATCGAGGGTAACCTCTACATCTTTACCATCAACTTTAATGGTATATGTGCCAGGTGTCTCAACTTCTGCCTCTTGGTTTTCGTCTACTATGTCTTCAGCAGATAATCCGTCAGGATTATTTGCTTCTGTTTCAACTGATTCGGACTCCGTGTCCTGTGCAGAAACATCTTCTTGAGTTTCTGTTTGCACTTCTTCTTCTACAGCTTGTTCCTTTTTAGGAGTCTGCATACTTTGAAGTAATGCTTCCTGTGCTGACCTTACATCAGTTACAGGAATACCACCATGAGTGGATTCTTTTATGGGGATATCATCTTTTGCCATGACTATTTACCTCCCCTTAATTCTTTTTCAGCTATCTTTCCATTTTCCATAGTATTTACAAGAACATTTTGAGCTGTCAATACACCTCTGAGAGAATGATACAAGGCTTCTCTACCATCTGTATCTCCTATCTCTGTTCTTATCCATTTTTGGTAAATATCATTTTGTATAACTTCATAAGATTTTATTAATAAAGGGTCTTCAAGTAATGCTTTTGCATTTTGTCCTTCCCTTATATCCTTTTCTTTATCTGCCATTGTCTTCTCCTATCTGATTGATTCTATCTACCAAGTCGGTAGGTATAGTTTTTCTCCCAGCGAGATACCCATGAATATCATTCTTAGAGATTGATGTCTTCATTTGTAACTCATTTACTGAAATGCGATATTTCAACATTAGTTGTTGTAATTCTGTGTGTGTTACTTCTGATTTTATGAAGTGCCTTGTAATGGATTTTTCCTCTTAAATTTTATAGCTGTTTCTTTATGTGCTATCTGCATAGCCTTAGCGTTTGAACTTTGTTTTGCTAATTCTCTGTCTAAAACCTTGCCAAAAAATTTTATTGTATCTCCAACTTTTTCTACGCTTTCTTTTTTTTGTTTTTCTTTTTTGCTAATTTTAATTGTTCTAACCCCTTTTTAGTATATGGATATTTTTTTCCTTTGTAAGTTGGCATTATAATAACCTCAGCAAGTCTGTAAATTTATCTGTTGCTAATACAAAAATAACGATAGCTGTCCAAGCTATATACTTAAATCTAAAAACCTCTACCTTGACATCTTTTAAATCTTTCTCGATGTGCTGTAAGTGATTGATTTTTATATAATTTATATCTTTTTTTATAAGTTCTATTTCAAAATTTAATTCGTTACTGTCTTTCATGCTAGTGGTAACCTTTTTGTTTTAGGGTACATATCTAACGCTATGGCGATTGATTGTTTTAATGTCTTGCCTTCTTTTTTTAAGACGCTAATTTTTTTACTAATTAGTTTACTTCTTGCCCCCATCTTATCGTAGTCAGGGTTGTATTTAGGATAACCCATTATGTATCTCCTATCGCAACAGGTCTTTTTTGTGTAGCTTCAAGGGCTATTTCTAATTCGCCTTGTTCTAGTTTTTGTTGTTTAAGTTTTAACTCTTCCATCCTAATCATTGTATTAACTTTCGCTTCACGCTTTTTAAGTTCAAGGGCTTGTTGTTTAATCTTGGTATCTAATTCAACTTCAGCAGCTTCTAGTTTAAGTTTCTCTAACTCAATCTGTGCTTTTTGGTTAGCTATCTTCTCTTCAACTGTAGGTGGTGGTGGTTGTTTTGGTGGCATATTAGCTGGGTTTGATACAAACATATCAGGATTCTTGTACCCTGATTGAGTTACAAACTCACTCACAGCATTGTATATATTCTGTTCAGTAACCAATGTTCCCATTCCACCATTCTGTATTAAGCCTTGAATGATAGTCATAATACCACCCATCGTTTGTATTTTAGTTTGTTGAGAACCTGAACCCACACCTACATTGATATTACAGTTGAGGTTATCTCTCCAGCGTGAGACATCAATAGGGATAAATTTGTTATTCAAGTAAACTATTTTTTTCCTATCCTCGTATCTTTGTATTAACTGGTATATGTTTCTAAATAAATCTTTGATTCCAGTCTCTGCAAATATTCTTGCTATCAACTCAATCCTTTGCATAGAAGATTCGGTTGCTGCCGATATTGCCCCTGAAGTTACATGAGAAGTTAAGACATCTGGATTTAATCCTTGTGTCATTTTAGACACCCCCGATCTTTCCTCTCTAATGCCATCTAGGTATTGAACCATTTGAAAAGCATAAGGTTGTATTTGTGGTGTAGGCAAAGCCGTTACAGCTCCTGGTGCTCTCATTCTTACAATGCCACCTGGCTTAGATGAAAGTAAATCATCTAATTCTACTTGACCTGCTAAGACTGCATATCTTGCATTGTTAGTTAAATACATATTATCAAGAAGATTTCTCATAATAGTAGATTTAATTAACTGTATATCAGCCACAGTATCAGCAATACTCATGCCATGAAATTTATGGGGAATCGGTAGTGGACAAATAGTTGAGAAAGGAATTGAATCTATTTCCTCATTATCTAAAATAATATTTCCACCTTTGGTAATCTTTCTTAGTTCTGCTATGCCATCATTATCATAATCAATATGTAGATAACATTCCTCTATCCAAACTTTTCTTGAAGGGCCTTTACCCTCATCTGCTGGTACAGAATCTTCATCAAAACTAAATCTTGTTACTCTTTCCTCGTTCCATTCTGCATTGTTTTGAGTATAAGTTGGCAAATCATCTACAACGCTTTTAGAATATCCCTCTAAAATTAAATCACTAACAGATTTTTTAACCCTATGGCAGACAAAACTAGCATCTTCAATGCTTGTTGCCCTTCTTGATACTAAAAATTCTTCAGGTGGTACAGATAAAATTCTCACCTGACCATCTGTTTTGGTTCTTTTTACTTTACAATCATGTTCAATAACAGGTGGAGAAATTAAATTGCCATAATCATCTACTTGTTGTTTTTGAACTATAATCTCGGTATGCTCTACAACCTCAAAATCATCGTTTGCTAATATTGATTGATATTCAATCTCTGTTAAGTTCTCGTATGTTTCGTGAGATACCTCGGTCTTTTCTTCCCAGAAATGTTTGATAACACCTGTCTTAGATATTAAGGCATCTTTGAAAGCATCGTATAAAACTTTAAAGCCATTGTTTTGTTTATTAAAAACATAATTAACATAATCGGTGGCTTGTTGTGCCATCTCTACATCTTCAGGGCCTTGAGGTTCAAATTCTGCTGTGTTGTTATGCGTTGTAAAAATACGCATAAGGCTCGGCATAATATACTCAATAGTATCTCTAACATCGGTTGTAACGATTTGACTACGACCCTCTATCTCATTACCAAAAGGTTCGCCAAGATAATACTTCATAGACTCCTCTCTTTGAGAAGATAACTCTGTATTAAAATTGCCTGAAGCAGATTCTATTTCATTACTTAATTGAGATGCTAATTCATCATCAGTCATCTTTTTAGTTTTAGCCATTTATTTTTTTGCTCCAAACCTTTCTTTCCATTTATCATAAGCTGGTGTTTTTCGCTTTATATCATAACCAGCTTTATTAAGGTTTTTTACTATGTCGCTATCTCTATACACTCTTGAATCTTTCCCAGCTCCATACCTTTTCTTGCTAAGTCTATCAGTTATTACTGCTTTTCTGCGTTCAATATTCTTAGCAACGGCTGCATCTCGCCTATCATGCCTATATTGTTGGGCTTTGTTTATTCTAATATTCTTAGGTAGTCTATTCCATTCTTTATCGGTGATATTAAAGTATTTTTGCACCATATTTGCCATAATTTTATCTCCTATACGACTGCTTGTTATTTGTTCCAAGTCATTGATTTTTTTATTTTTTTCTTTTTAGCTTTTTTAGCTTTTTGTAATTTTTCGTCCATAATTACTGTCGAAACACCAGCTCCGATTCCTAACCCACCAGGAAACCCAGTAAGTGCTTTAACTTGTACTGACTTACTCAATGGTTTAGTTGTGCCTTT